GTGGTACTTAAAATCATAACGTATGTTCTAAATAATTGAAAACTAAAAACTTATGCAGACTGCTTTTTTCTTGTGCAGTTTTTATTCAGGTTTTTCACGATTTCGGGCGTGAAGCCAGTCGCATAGAACTCTCCCGAGCCAAGGAGCAGCCAGTATGGGTTGATGTGGTAGTCACGGACTAGGAACTGAACCCAAGACGGACGAAAGCGACCGTAGTACTCGGTAGGCTTTTCACGCAGGGACATGATGTTCCAGCGGTTGATGCCATACCGGTCGGTTATTGTCTTCAGACCGCCTATGCAGCCATCAGCCTTCAGGCGGTCGATGGCAGAGAAGAAACGAACTACTATATCCACATCAGCGGACATCAGATTTTTATCTTCCATATTTATCTTATCTTTTTGTAGGCACGGCTGAAAACGCTTTCCAGCCTTGCCCGATGATTATTCAATCTTTGCGACCAGTCCTGCAACTGAGCCAGCGTTGGGCGAGAAGCCAGCAGCCCATCCACCTCGGAAGGGGTGAGCACTGGCAGATATTTCTCGTAGGCGAGAAGATTATAAATCGTAATAAGTGTATTCGACATCAGCGTCCACCCATTTATACATTACTCTTTTGAATCCAAGTTTTTTAAGTGTATCCTCCATTTTGTCTTCAAAATCTTTTATATTTCTATTTGCAGCAAATACTCCACCGATGAAGGTTATTGTTTTTCCGTTTCCCTTGACTTTAATATCATCTTCCCAAAGTTTATCGCCAAGAGCCTTTATGTATCTTTTGCGCAATTTAGGCTTTGCTTCCTCCATAATCTCCGCACGTCTTTTCACGCAATAATGACGAAGAGAAGAAAGACGCTCGTTTGCATCAAAGTATTGTTTCATACTATCCACACCATTATCGTATGTTTTGTAATTATCGTATTGGTTGACGTAGAAGCCAATTCCGTTAACGTCCGCTTTATTAATTTCCTCATCAAGCACTTTAAATCTAGATAACTGAGCCGAGTCGCGACTTGCTACAGAAATTAACTTGTCATACCATTCTTTTGAGCCTGCAATACTTTCTTTCTGCTCTTTTTCGGCATTCGATGAAGCGGTTATTCCTTCATTCGTATTGCTATATGCAATAGCACCTAGTATGAAGGCAACAAACATACCAAGGATGGCATACTTCCTTTTTTGCAGATTCTCGGGAAAGAAAAACATAATCTTCTTAGGTAAGACTATTGCAACCATAAAATAGAGAGCCGCAATCATTGCGACATTTGAAATAAATTCAGCCATATTACTTTTCGTTTAAATGATTAATATTTCTTTCGTAGAACTCATTCCAAGCCTTTTTCTTGATGAAGATGAAGAAGAGAAGCAGCCCTAGGGCGACCATCAGCAGATAGAGCGGATGGCACAAGACACCGAACCCGAAGGAACGCTGGAAGTCGATGCAGAACGAAATCAGCACTCTGTAGGTAGAGAACGCCCGATGCACCCAGCAGAACCCATAGGCTAGACTGACGATGATCCAGGCGATGAAGCCGAAGAGCGAGCAGTCGAATATCCACTCCGTGAGTTTTACCCGAATGCCGAACGAGAGCAGGGTGCAGTGCACCAGCATCACAAACGCACCCACTGGAGGGATGATGCCTATTATCAACCTGCTGGCTTTCCATAGCCAGCTTTTACCGAGAGCGGCAAGAAGAACCTTCTCCTTCCGCTCTATGAAATCCTCATCTTTCATCGTTACTTAGAATTTTAGTTGATATTGTACCTGGGCGAGAACTAAAGTTCACGCAGCCATTTCTGACCCGATTTAGTCTTAGACCAAATTACGAGACTGGTGCCGATAACCGCACCTATGAACATAAATAAAGTTGCTAGTTCCATAATCTAAACATTTGAATTATTATACTTCATTACATTATTAGCGAAATAAGCGAAGGCGAATGACGCTATGACACCGAAGGCAATAAAAAGGATATTATACAATCCTATCTCATCGCCAGTAATCAATGGTGAGAACCCACCAATGCCCGTTCCGCTTATAAACAGATTGGAGACACCGTACAGATACGTTGCAAGCAGCGTCCTGCGGTCGTGCTCTTTAATTAACTTACTGACCATACCTTATAATTCACGCAGCCACTTCTGACCTTTCTTTGATTTCAAGAAAATACCGAATGCAATGGTCATTCCCAATGCCATCACGTTAAATAACAAAAAAGCATCCATAGGCTAAAGCAAGTTATTTTGTCTAAGCCATTTTTTGCCGTTTCCAGTGAGACAGAATGCGAGGAACACCATACAAGGTACTCCCACGAACAAGAAAGCTAAATATACTCCCATAATTTATTTCTCCTTTTCCTTTTTGCCCTTTCCATCCTTTTTGTTGCTGAGTATGAGACCCACGACCAGGCAGAGGAAGGCTAGGGCGATTCCAACTATATAAATTAATACTTTATCCTCGAAATCCTTGAATAGCGAACTAATCACGACACCAGTCAAGATGTATTTCGACACATCAACGAAGTACGAGCCTAATTTTTCTATCCACATTGCGCTGCAAAGTTACTAAATTATTTTTGTCCCACAATGGCAAGCAGCGTTTTAACTTGACTTTGCAGGAACTCATTCTGTTCTCGCAGCAGTTTATTCTCAGCAGCCAAGGCAGCATCACTACCTATTGACTGGGAGACATTGGAGCTGTTCGAACCATTGACGTTTGAACCGAAAACAGCCTCTTCCATCTCGGCTGGTAGGGGAGGGGCACACTTGTCGATGATTTCCTTTATCTTTTGAAAGAAATCTATCTTTATAGACTTGCGATTAAACTTCGCATTCAAGTTCTGCGGACTAGTTCCTAACTCCTCCGCAACAGCAGCAACGGACATTCCCGAGCGCTTTATATATTGTTTCAGTTCTTCTCCGTTCATATTAAAACAAAATTAAATAATATTAAAATAAAATTAAAATCACCTCTAAATGTTTTATATTCCAAAATATTTTTTTTATTTTTGCACTCGAATTTCAAAGCGAGTTTAAAAACTCATTTGCAAAGATAAAGAAAATAATTTAAAATACAAATAAAATGGGAGAAAATTTTAATTATGATTTTCGGACACCGTTGCAGAAGCAGCAGGACGAACGAAAGAAGAACATCATAGCGATGTTTGCAGATTTCCGAGCAAAAGCACCTGCCGAGACCTCAGACAGCAGAATAATGCTCGCAGTTTCACAGCGTGTTGGTTGCACCCAGCAGAACGTGCGTGTTATCCTCATTAAGGCTGGATTGATAACACCAAAGAAGAGACGTGCAGCCGTGCACAAATAATCAAGTAGAACCAATTTAAACATTCAGAGCGTATGAAGAAGTTTATCGAGATTGTCACAAGTGACGAAGTATTATCCCTGGCAGTTGCCATCGTATTAGTAACTTTAATCTTTTGGAGGGCTTAGTTATGACGAACGTAGAACCAAAGGTAGCGGATGCAGGCAGATACACCATGACAGAGACCTGCAAGGTGCTTGGCATCCATCGCAACACCCTGCGCAGATGGTTGCAGGCTGGTAAGATTAAGGTCAAGTTCCGCAGAATCGACAACCGCAAGGTCTTCGAGGGCAGCGAGATAAAAAAAGTATGGAGGATTGCCCTATGAGCAAGTTATCAATCAATATGCGCAGGATGATCGTAAAGTACACAGACATCTGCTGGCTTATCACTAACTGGAAGGCGAACCGAAAGACCCGAAAGTGTTGCGAACTAAACAACAAGTGCTACTTCGAGGCAGAGCGGAGAATCCAGTACAGAGAGTTTGAAGGCAACCTTTGCGTGGCACTGGATAACATACCGCTCATACCAGTGGACGAAATTGGCGACAACGAGGTATTGAAGTCGTGCCGTGAGACCTTCCAAAGTTACATATTCAATAAGAGAGGAGGTAACGAATGAAGAAGATAATAGAGGATTGCAGAGAGAAAATGTACGATGCCATTTGGCTGGAGTTAGACCGTTATCCGCAGCGACCAGCGGTTGCTAGGGTAGACATCAAAACCAAGGCAGGCGACATCTGCGTATGGTGCGACAGAACCGGGAACACAGCGGTCGTGACGCACAAGAATAGCAACAACGACAGCGAGCGGCTGGAGGAAGCCATCGAGGGCTGCGTCAACTATCAGGACGTGATGGACGACTGGCTGGAGGAGAACAGCCAATACGCAGACCAAGACCCGATGGACGCCTTCGAGGAAAGCAGGCTCGACAGCCTTATGGCTCAACTGGTTTGATTACGATGTTAAACAATTATTATATGGCTCCCTGCAGCGGCAGGGCAAAGGGCGCACGCAAAACTCATTTTTCAAGGTTATCTAAAATTAGTTGTTTTTACCATGCAATATGCGGAAACGACAGCGTGCGCCCTGCAACGGAAGGGCATCCACCAGCAGCAGGCAAGGGTGGCATAGCAATCAACTGGGGTTCGAATCCCCAGCCTTCCACTAGAGTTAATTAAAAGATTATGTTGAACAATAAAAAGAACGAATTATGGAAAATGAAATTATTCAAGTAAGCGGTGGAGAAATGCTGGAAGCTATCAACCGTTCGGAGATTGACGGACAGATTGCAACAGCGCACAAGTTCCCGAGAGACATCATGCAATGCAAGCAGAACATGGTAGCACTGGCAGCGATGGACGATGATGTAGCATACAACTGCTTCTACCACCTAGAGCGCAAGGGCAAGGATGGTCAGGTATCGGTTATTGAGGGTCCTAGCGTGAGATTTACAGAAATTATTTCTGCATGTTGGAAGAACCTGCGCATCGCGGGTCGCATCATCGCAAACGATGGCAAGACCATCACGGCACAAGGCGTCTGCCACGACCTCGAGAGCAACGTGGCTTACTCTGTAGAAGTGAAGCGCAGCATTCTGACCTCGAAGGGATACACCTTCTCGCAGGATATGCAGGTGGTAGTTGGTAATGCAGCGGTTGCGATTGCCCAGCGTAACGCAATCTGCAAGGTCGTGCCGCAGGTATTGATTGCAAGCGTGGTGAAGGAAGTGCAGGCAAAGGCACTTGAGCACATCAAGCAGACTGGCGTACAGAGCCAGTGGAAGAGCTGCGTAGCCTGCTTCCAAGTATACCAGGTGACAGACCTCATGCTTCTTGACTACCTGGGCAAGAAATCAGCCGAGGAAGTCACGGCAGAGGACATTCAGAAGCTGGCTGGTGTGTACAACGCCATCAAGGAAGGTACGACCACAGTGGAGGAGACCTTCAAAAAGCCAAAGCAGCAGGAAGCCATCGCACAGCAGGCGCAGGCAGCAGCCGAGAGCGCACAGAAGAAGGCAGAGAAGGCAATGAGCCGCAGCCAAGGAAAGACTGGCACAGCAGCGAAGAAGTAGTTTAGTTTATAAAGTTATAACGTTTGCCCGAACCGCCACGGCACAACCTATGGGGTGGGCTCCCATCATAACCTACCAAGGGAAGCCGTGGCAACTATTAAACATTCAGTAAAATTATGGCAGAAAAAGAAAACAATCAGAGACACAAGAGCACCATCGACAAGTACTTTGACAGAACCGCCAAGGCATACAAGACATGGGTCGAGGAAAACGAGGAAGAAAGAAATTTTCTACAGATTGCAGCAGAAGATAATGGGGATGTAAGCGAAGAAGGTGGCAAAGGCTTCGATTTCCATATTGCCTATTCCGGAAAAGCCGATATCCTCGCAAGTGGACTTGTGCATTCAATGAAGAGGGATGAATTCGTTCGTCAGCTTATCATTGGAGCAGCGAAAATGTATTATACCGCAAACATAAAAATAAAAGACAATGAAGCAGATAATTAAATATAAAAGCAGAGAGGAGTGGTTGCAGAACCGCTCTAAGGGAATAGGTGCATCAGAGGCAGGCACAGTACTGGGACTGAACCCATGGGAGACCCCATACCAGTTATGGAGACGCAAGAAGGGCATCGACCCACCAAAGGTTGAGAACTTTGCGATGGTTGCAGGACACCTGCTGGAGGATGCCGTGGCGCAGTTCTTCAAGCGAGAGAGCCACTGCCACATCATCAAGGCGAGCACGGACGACTACACCATCACGAACACCGATACACCGTATCTGCGAGTAAGCCCAGACCGCACCTTCTGGAGAGTTGGGGCAACACACAACGAAGCCAGCAAGAGCATCCTAGAGTGCAAGACCACGCAGATGCAGATAGACGCAGACGACCTGCCGAAACATTGGTTCTGCCAGCTGCAAATGAACCTCGGAGTGGGCGAATACAAGGACGGAGCACTTGCCTGGCTGACAGCAGGCAGAGAGTTCGGCTACCGTGATATCGACTTCGATCCAGAGTTTTATGGCTGGATGAGGGACGAGATAACCAAGTTCTGGCTTGACTACATCGTGGGCAACCAAGAGCCACCTGCATACAGCGCACAAGACGTTCTCCTGAAGTCTCCACTGCACAAGGCAGGAAAGGAGATTGAAGCCACAGCCGAAATCGGGGACATGCTCATCGAGTTGAAGGACATCAAGGAGAAGAGCAAGACACTCGAGAACCGACAGAAGGAGATCGAGGACAACTTGAAGCTGTTCTTCGGGGACGCAGAGAGCATCGTGGACGGAAACGGCAAGACGCTGGCAACGTGGAAAGCACCGAAGGCAAGCGAGAAGTTCGATGCAAAGGCTTTTCAGACGGACCACCCCGAGGAATGTGCTGCCTACATCAAGCAGGTGCAGGGAGCACGAAGATTGCTAATTAAGTAAAGGCATGGCTTATGGCTAGCATTCCTATATCAAAAACCGACCTAAGGAATATAATTTCTCAACTGGAAAATTATATTTCCCTAGGTGGGAAAGTGACAGCACCGACCGACACAAGCCAGCGGAACAAAATCCGTATGGCTACAGTCTTAAAACGGAAGCTGGAAAAGAAATTATCATTATCAGAGTAAAACATCATGAGTGATTCATTTATCATATACACATCATATTTAAAAATCTTCGAGCAACTGACCGATGCACAACTCGGGCAGCTAACAAGGCACATGCTTTCTTTTGCTAAGACTGGCAAAGAACCTTCTATCGAAGATCCTCTCGTTAAGTTATCTTTCGCATTCATCAAAGATGATATGGAGCGAAACCAACGTAAATACGAGGAGAAGTGCGAGCGACTCCGTGCAAATGCACGAAAACGCTGGGATAAAAAGCAATTGGATTCAGAAGCAAGCGAAGACATGCAAAAGCATACAAACGTATGCAAAAGCATGCAAATGCATGCAAATGCACAAATTGCAATGCATAATGATAATGTATATGTAAATGATAATGTTTATGATAATGTAGATGTTAATGATGTTTCTAAAGAAACAAATATATTAGAACCTTCTAAAGAAGCTTCTATGCAAAGTTTTTCCGAGAAAAACGTTTGCGCTGCAGAAGAACCGCAAAAAAGTTCTGAGAAGAAGAAATCCAAGAAAGGCGAAATCGACTACGCAGCCATCAAGGACTACTGGAACGAGCAGCACGACAAGACCAACAGCGCAATGCGAAGGCTGACGCTGATGACGGAAAACCGCAAGGAGGCAATCAGAGGAAGGCTCAAGGACTGCAAGGGAGATATTTCCAAGATTTACCTAGCCATCGACAAGGCTATGGCTAGCGACTATCTGAACGCAGGGCATTCCTGGGCATCATACGACTGGGTAATGACAAGGAAGTATTTCCCGAAGGTGCTGGAGGGCAACTACGACAACACCAAGCCAGCCACAAGCCAGCAGCCGCAATCGGCAGCAGTCAAGGCGCAGGATCCTGTGGCAACGACAAGACCGAGCATCGGGGAACTCTACGAGCAAGCCAAGCACCAGCAGCCAGCGAGCCAGCAGAGCCAAGACAGCAAGTTCCGCTGGGTAATCCAGCAGAACCTTGCAGACTTGAAGAAGAACCCGAACAACAAGCCTGCCAAGGATTCGCTGACAAGATACTACGAGAAGGGAGTTCTGCAGCGGCTGGGTATCGACTGGAAGCCCGAAAAATAACAAATGAGGGCAAAAATAGCCGCTCTGAGCCGTTTTCACGCTTCGGGCGGTAAATTGTAAGGCAAACAGATTTTAAACGCTTAAAACGAAAGAATTATGGCAAAAGAAGTAATTGTAATTAATAAACCGAACGAAATAGCCAAGGATTTCGAGGAAGGTACGCTTCTGAATGTAGAAGGCAAGGTTCTCAAAGTTGAGAATGATACTTGTGACGAAAGTGGCTGCAATGTGTGTGCCCTTGATGCCGAGGAACTGGGCGAGTATTGTGCTTGCGCATTTTGCGGAGATTGTCACTTTATAGAGATTGAGCAATGAATGAGTTGTTTTTCCACGAATGCCGTGCCGCCGGGCTTGTTTTCAAGACCTCAGACGACTGGTTCAAGTGGCTGACCGATAACAGCGATGACACCAATAAGCCGGTCGCAGAGCACGAAGGCTTCAAGTACAACATCAACGATGTTTGCACCAATCCGCACGTAATCGAGTATTCCGTAGAGGGTGCAGACAACATCGGATGGAAGGTAACCACCGCCAACACCCAGTTCGGCTGGGTATGGGGGTACTGCATTACCCTTTCCGACTTCGGAACTTATTATTCTGCAGCCTATCCGAGTCGCTACGACAAATCGGGAATCTTCTACAAGACGGAGATGCAGGCTACGTATGACGCTCTCAACTTCATCATACGAAAGCTTGAGGTCAGAAAGCCACAGAACAAAGAAACCAAGGTGATGGCTTGGGCAGCAAAGAAGAAGCGGGCAGACATCGTTCATCCACAGATGGAACTTTTTGGAAAGGAGGTGGAGGGATGAAAATATCAGCATTTATAAAACTTCTTGAAACTCACAAGAAACAGTTTGGTAATATAGATGTTGTTGATGACTTGGGATATATCACAAATGACCTTGTATACAACGAAGAAGATAATTCTTTGATGATAGTTACAGACACATTCAGAAAAGTAAGAAGAAATGAAAAAGATTGAAATCATCACAGATGAACACCGACATCACGTATACGTTGGCAACACCGACTTCTGGCTCAATACCAAGGAACTGTTGGAACTTTATTTTAAACTCGGACGAGTGAAATTATAACAATAAAAACATTCAGATTATGAAAGTGAGAATAACAAACAATAAAAACATTCAGACAATGGAACAGAAAGATATTAATATTTACGAGATATTGAAGGGTGTTGAGTATGGCACAGAGTTATACACGCCAATGTGCGGAAATGTTGTGTTTACTTGTCTTCCATCAAACAATGAAACAATCAGGACTGAAAAAGACCTCGGAATTTATCGCTTCGACAAGAACGGCAGATGGATGGAGGGAGGAGAAGTAATGCTTTTCCCTTCTAACGAAATGAGAGATTGGAGCAAGTTTTTCAAGAAGGGAGACGTGCTTATTTGTTACGAAGGAAAGAAGCCGTACTATACAATCTTTGATGGTTTTGAGAGCAACACTTACCGAGCTTTTAAGGGAAAGTTTGCGTATGATTGTTGTGAAGACAAATGGTATCAGAATGAAGGTAATCTTTCTACAAATACCTTCCATAAATTGAACCGTGAAGATTCTGAAATTTATGTAACAAAAATCGAAGAGCGTTTTGGTGGAAAGCTGAACCGGGAAACACTGGAGATTGAGAAACCTCAGCCAGAGTTCAAGGATGGGGATATAGTAGCCCTTGTGGTACGAAAATGTACACATATTGCTATATTCCAATCGAGACAAGAGACGTATATAGGATTTCATGCTGTTTTTTGCAATAATGAACAGCTTCTATTAGGAGAACCATTCAGAGAAGATGATGGAGATATTGAACTTCGCCTTGCAACAGACTCCGAGAAGCAGCAACTCTTTGATGCTCTCGCAAAGAAAGGCAAACGCTGGAATAGTGAGAAGAAACAGATTGTGGACTTGAAGCCAGCGTTTGAAATCGGCAAACTCTACGTTTTCAGAGAGGAAGACGAGGACGGAGAGCTGACAATCATCGGTGAACTCATCGACAAGAACGAAAGCGAAGATACGCTGACATTCGGCAACCAGTACGAAATCGAGAACGAGAAGTTCGTGACCGACCAAACCTTCGACCTGCGTATCAGCGTTAACAAGGAACTTCGAGAAGCGACAGAGAACGAAGTCGAACTGTTCAACAAACATTACGACATCTGGAAGAATGGGAAGGAGCAGCCAGCCTTCAAGACCTTTGACAAGGTGCTGGTAAGGTGCGGAAAAGGATTCAAGTGGCTTCCAGCGTTCTTTGTCCGTGACCGTGGAGAGGATTTTGCATCTAGATACAACGTCTTGCCTTTACATAGCGGAAAGGCAGCAGACTTCACTCAATGCATCCCATACGAGGGTCACGAGAATTTTGCCTTCACTGACTACGACTTCGTAGACTTACCTTTCTAGTGGACGCATGGCGAGTGAATTATGCAAGGCTTGCGATGCCGGGCGAAACTGCATAAATGGCATCTATTGCCCGGCACGCAAGCAATATGTAGAACATCAGGTAATACTTGAATGCAATGAGCGACTTCGTAACAAGGGAGAAGAACAGAACGTACTACCAGGAACACCGGGAACAGATCCTCAGAGCCACGAAGGAATGGCGAAAGAGAAACCGGGAAAAATACCGGGCGTACCAAAAGGAGTACTGGAGTAAGCACTACCGGAACTACGGTACCAAGAACCGGGTAGCCGACAGAGCGATGCGTGAGAGGAAGAAGCCGGACGTAGAGAAGGCTCTTTCTATGTTCAAGAATCCGCAGCAGGCAGCGCATCTGGCATGGCTGCTCGAGAACAAAAAGAATAATCGGTCGTGAGTTCAATAATAGAGTTTTTAACCAGCGAGGACAGAAGGGGATGGCTCCTATCAAAACAAATAACTTATAACATCTTGAAATTACGATATGAGAGCCGGAAACGTATCTCCCGAAGTCTGACAACAAACAAAGAAAGCGAGGTGGTACATGAAGAAGTAAGAAAAAGAAATCGTTAGAAAATTATGCTTTTATTCATTCGGCTGGCGGTGGAAGAAGGAAGACCCCTGCAACATATTCATTTTGTTATTCATTTATTTTGCAAGCGCAGGCACAACTTCCGGAATCCCTGCCAGCTTTCTCTATCGCAACCAAAAAGAAGGGAAAGAAAGGGGTAGGGGAAAGATAGGGATAATAACGCATGTGCGCACGTATATGCGCACGTAAAGGGTGTTGGTTGATAAACCACACCAGCAAAACAAAATAAACGCTTATGCGTGAAATTTAAACAAAATAATTACTTTAAAGAAAAAATGGAAAAAGGAACAGTTATAATTGGAATCGACCCCGACAATCAGGAAAGCGGAGTTGGAGCAGTCTTTGATGACAAGAAGTTTCTCGCCTATAAAATGAACTTCCCAGCTTTGATAGATTACCTCAGAGCAATGAACGAGAGTTGCAAAAAGGTTAAGGTCGTTATTGAAGGCGGCTGGCTCAACAAGAGCAACTGGCATGTGCTTAATCGTTTCATGACAGCAGTCAAGGCAGCAGCAATCGGACGCTCTACCGGAATGAACCATCAGACCGGAATCTTGATTGTCGAGTGCTGCAAACACTACAATATCCCCTGCGAAATCATCAAGCCATTGAAAAAATGCTGGAAGGGGAAGGACGGAAAAATCACGCAGGACGAAATTGCTTATTTTGTAAGCGCAGGACAAAAGTTGCCGAGAATGAACCAAGACCAGAGAGACGCACTTCTCCTCGCATGGGTCTGTGCAGGATACCCGGTCAGAGTGATGCCGAAGAAACCGCAGACAACCCTGCAGAAGACCATCAGAGCCTTTGATGGATAAAATAAAACGAAGTGTTGGAAAAAGTTAAAAGTATGCAAAGAACAAACAACTAAAGCAAAAAAGTTGTATCTTTGCGCCAGTGTTTATCAGATAAGCATGTAATTTCGAACTTAAAACAAGAAGAAAATGGAAACAGAAGAAATCGCACTATCGAGGGTCAGCGAGAACGAAGCGAACCCTCGAACCATAACTGAGGCGAGTTTTCAAAAGCTGGTCAAGAGCATCCTCGTCTTCCCTAAGATGCTCCAGCTTCGCCCTATAGTCGTAGATGAGACATACAAGGCACTGGGTGGCAATATGAGAACGAGGGCACTCTGCCACATCGTAAGCATGACACCCGAAGCCATCATGGACGTTCTCGACACAGACAAGCGGCTGACCGATTCAGAGAAGCGGTTAATCGCCTACTACTGGAGCCTTTGGAAGGAGCAGCCAACTGCAACCATCGTCAAGGCATCCGACCTGACGGAAGCGCAAAAGAAAGAATTCATCATCAAGGATAATGCAGGCTTCGGAGACTGGGACACCGAAGCACTGGCAAACCAGTTCGGAGACCAGCCGCTGACGGACTGGGCAATCCCACAATGGATTCTCGGTATGGCAGGCATCAGCAATGAGCAAAAGGAGGGGGGCGATACTCCAACAGAAGGAGAAGGAGCACCGAAACCAAGCCTAGTGGATAAGTTTGTCGTTCCTCCCTTCTCAATCCTCGACACACGCCAAGGCTACTGGGTTGAGCGCAAGAAGCAATGGCGTGCCATCGTTTCCAGCAAGGACATCGGGGCAAGCCGTGAACAGACCCTCGTCCGTTCCAAGGAAATGCGATACAAGGAACTGTACTCCAAGAGCGAGAAGTTCAGAAAAGAGAAAGGCATCTCTTTCGATGAGTATCTCGAGAACTATGTATCGCCCGAAGAGAAAGCCAAGGCAGACCGTAGCGTATTGGCGCAGGGTACAAGCCTTTTCGACCCAGTACTGGCTGAAATCATCATGCGATGGTTCTGCAAGCCACACGGAAAGATTATCGACCCATTCGGAGGAGAGCAGACCAAGGGCGTTGTTGCTGGCACGCTAGGCTACGACTATCAAGCTGTGGAAATCCGCAAGGAGCAGGTCGACATCAACACAGAAGCGACCAAGGATTACGGCAGCGTGAAATATTTCTGCGGTTATTCAAACAACATCGGGCAGATAATCACTGACAGCGATTTCGACCTCTGTTTCACCTCGCCACCATACTACGACCTGGAAGTCTACAGCAAGGAAGACATGAGCGCACTCGGCACATACGAAGAGTTCATGAGCCAGTACGAAAACATCTTCAGACAATGCGTTGACAAGATGAAAGACGGCTCATTCCTGGTTGTCAAGATTGGGGAAGTACGAAACAAGAAGAACGGAGAGTACCGGAATTTCGTCGGAGACAATATCTCCACATTCCTGCGGCTCGGTCTTCACTATTACAACGAACTCATCCTGATCGAGCAAGTCGCGACCCGATGCCTGAGAGCCGATGGCGGTATGAAAAGCCGTAAGACACAGAAGTGCCACCAAAACGTGCTCGTTTTCTATAAAGGCGAAATGGACGAAATCAAGAAGACGTTCGAGGATATGCGACAGCCCGAAAAGATGCACTCCAACGTTCTAGTATTCTACAAGGGCGACCCGAAACACGTCCAAGACCATTTCCAGCCTATCGAATACAACGAGGAAGAAGCGCAACAGCTTGCGGACACCTTCAACAGCGTAGCACCAGCAGGAGAGGAAGAGCAACCAGCAGAGGAAGGAGGGCAGAGCGATGAAGGCACAGACGATTGACATCAGCAGAACAGCGAAGGCAATCCGTGCCTGCATCATCAAGCGGCACATGGAAGAGAACCACATCGACCGCTGCGTCTGTTTCTCCTGCGGCAACGCATCAAGAGCCATCAAGGAGGCAGGCATCCCCTGCGTTGAAATTTCTCCCGGTGGCGATTTGAGTGCGAACCGCTGGTGGAGCATGAACGAGATACGCAACACCTTCCCCGATTCCTTCGATGCAACCAGCGGACACCTGCCAATGGATATGATGAACCAACTGGCAGCGGAATACAGAATTATCCTTTCCGACACCATAAAGGAGGGACAGACCTACACCATACCGACCGGAAGCGGAGAGACCGTAATCTGCCTGCGGATGGCTTTCCCTAAATCGCAGTTCATCGCGCAATGGGATAACCAAGACCCAAGCTGCGAGTACTCAGACCAAGCACCGATGGTACAACTGGTAAAAGCAACCGGGGAATGGGAGATAATAAACGGATAAGACGATATGCGAGCGTATGCGGCACGTTCTCAAACTATGCGCATAACTAAGCGTGCTTGAAACGTTCGAGCCGTGTGCACGAAATTCGCAGAAAATAACCGCCAAGGGAGCGGAAACGAAAAAGGCAGGAGATTAACCCCTGCCCATCGCTTTGAGAATACACTGGTTGATGAAGTCGCTGCGGTCTTTCTTATCGACCCCTGCCAAGATGTTAGCCACGTCCTCGGTAGCACCGAAATAGAATGTTGCAGCGTATTTCTTCGTTCGCCCTGCACCCTTGCGAGCACCTCCCCAAGATTTGGAGGTAGTTTCATTCGTAGTACTCATAATGTTAAAAATTTGGTGATATGAAAATTAATTCGTAAATTTGCAAACGAAATCCCAAAGTGGGGTGGTGGTTCGAGCACCACCCCTTGGAGTTAGAATAATCTAATCGTAAATGATAAGATTTCTATTTTCCAAATCTTTAATGAAATTTTCAGTACGTTCATAAGACTTTGGGATTTCATTTTACTTTTCCCTCATCCTCGGAGGGTTTCAGTAAGTAAGGACACTTCCCTTATTACGTTTGCAAAGATACGAAATTTATTTGAAATATGCAAGTTTTTCAAGTAGAATTTTTATAAAAAATCAAATAAATTTCAAGGAATCAAAATATGCCACAAGGTAACAACAATAAACATCGAGCGCAGAAAATCGACATCGAGAACCGCCTGCAGATTATCGCACCCCTATACCGCAGAGGATGGACGGAGCGAGAAATCACGGCAGAGGTTCGCAAGCGGCTCGACAGACCGAAATACAATCAAGCACACTGCGACATTCAGCGGTTACTGAAGGAGTGGAGGGAAGAGCGGCTGACCGACACAGACGAGAAAATAACCAGCGAGGTGGCAAGGTTGAAGCTGGTAATACGTGAAGCGTGGGAAGCGTGGGAGAAGTCCAAGGAAGACTACCACGAAAAGAAATCGAACCAGCAGGGACTTACAGTCGTAGATGAGCGAGGGAGGATGGTTTCTATCGAGACCGTCAAGACGATGATGTACGATGCCGAGAAGCGAGGATTCGGAGAACCACGCTACCTCGACATCATCATCAAGGCAGAAACGCAAATCTGCAAGCTGCTCGGACTGGATAAGGTCGTGCTCGACCTGAACGCAGGCTTCCAAGGCGGCATCGAAGTTCGCTACGTCAACTCGGGACACCAGTGCGCATCCAGCGAGCAGGAAGTAATCGAGCGTGAGGGATTGAACGAAGAATAATTTTTTTACCATAATTTTGTTTTAAGTTTTTATTGTTTGAAAGAATGGCACTATTTGACGTTATTGGTGAACTGTATGCCCCGAATGCGGACGTGAAGCCAAGGTTTCTAGTAAACCAAGGAGGCACGTCCTCGGGGAAGACATACACCATTATGCAGCGTCTTATAGTGCTTTCTTTTGAGCATCCAAGGGTAATTATCACGGTGTGCGGTCAAGACCTTCCGAACCTAAAGGTGGGAGCCATGCGAGACCTCGACACCATCCTGCACACAAGGGCAGAGTTACTGGACTGGTTCAAGAACAATAAGAGCGACAGCAGCTACCGAGGAAAGAACGGCTCAATCATCGAGTTCAAGAGTTACCAGGATGCGCAGGACGCTAAGAACGGTAAGCGTGACTATCTGTTTATTAACGAGGCAAACGGTGTGCCCTACGAAGTGTTTTGGCAGCTTGCCATTCGAACCCGAAAGCAGGTGTTCATCGACTACAATCCAAGCGCAAGGTTTTGGGTGCACAACAACATCATCGGCAGGGATGATTGCAGATTGATCCTAAGTGACCACCGAAACAACCGATTCCTGACAGAGCAGGAGCACAAGAAAATAGAAGAGATTGACGACCCCGAACTGTGGCGAGTGTATGCGCGTGGACTGACCGGAAAGATAACCGGGCTTATCTTCACTAACTGGGGCATCGTTGACAAGCTGCCACCGCGTGAGGAGTGGAAGATGGAATGCAGGGGTATGGACTTCGGATTCACCAACGACCCAACTGCGCTGGAGCACGTTATATTGGCGCACGGAGAGTTATGGGTGGACGAAGAAATCTACCAGCCTGGAATGACGAACGATGACATCGCAGACCGATGCAAGGAACAAGGACGGACGAAACGAGACCTTATCATTGCGGATTCGGCAGAGCCTAAGAGCATTCAGGAGATACACAACCGAGGGCTGTGGATAATCGGCAGCACCAAGGGAGCGGACAGCATCAACAACGGCATCGACATCTTGAAGCGTTTCCGCATCAACATAACCAGACGCAGCCACGGCATAATCGGGAACATGCAGCAATACAAGTGGAAGAAGTCAAGGGATGGAGAGACAACGAACCAGCCTATAGACGCATTTAACCACGGCATAGACGCAATACGATACGTAGCCTTGAAGAAGTTATCCGTAGCGAGCCATGGAACGGCTAGGGCGCACGTATTGAGGCAAAGATAACGACAAAAATATAAAGCGTATGGATAATAACACTACATTCAAGTACTGGCTGGCAGTGGCAAGACACACCAGCTATAAAATCGGCAAGCAGCCACGACCAGCGTTTGTCGGAGGGAAACAAGTGCCCGACAATCTCAACCAGCTATCCATCGGGCAGTTGATTGACCTTTCCCAGCTATCAGACAGCGAAGAAAGTCTGTATCAGATAGTGACAACCGTCCTCGGTCTGAGCCACAAGGAAGTGGAGCAGGCTAGGGCGGTTGATGTCGTTATGCTCATAGGCTGGGTAACAGCAGAGGTCGAGCGCATCAACAAGCTCTTCGAGAGCACAGACACAGCGAAGCCAACGAGACTGGAGAAGGAGGCTGGCATCGATACCCTGCGGTTCGGACTATTCGGCATGCTGGACTGGTATGCGGTAAGGATGGGCATCAGCGACCACGACCAAGTTCTGAAAACACCATGGCTTCGCATCTACAAGTGCATGGAAATGGACAACAAGAGAAGCGTGTACGAGCGAAACCTGCAGAAGTTGCAAGCGGAAGAAATGAAACGTAAATCTAGATAATTATGGCAACAATAAGGGAAACATTAAAGCAGTTGGCAGCAGACACGCTGCCAGACTACACCTACCTATTCGAAGACTGGGACACAGCAGACACCAAGCTGGAGAAACTGAACTATCCTGCAATCGTCTGTATCATCCCAGCCAGCGGCACGACAGAGATACGCAACGGCAGGGTATACGACACCGTGAACGTTGCCCTGGCGTATCTCGACACCGTACCGAGGGGAGCGGAAGGAGAAGACAACGGAGAGTGCATCGACCGAATGAAGGTGGCAGGGGCAAGGATGATACGAGCCATCAACCAGTCGCACCAGTTCGAACCATTGGAAGGGCAGCAGTACTACGAGACCATCATCGAGCGTTTGAGCACGATCGTGTCGGGCGTAATGTACTCCCTTCAGCTGACACAGAGCATAGGAGGGTGTGAGGTATGAGCAAGGGAGGTATTCAATTCGACCCCAAGGCGGCATCGCTCATCATGCGTGAGGAAGTGGAGAGAGCACGGCAGCTTATCATCAACCACATTCGTATCAACGGACAGAACGCATCAGGGCGAACGATCGCCAGCCTAAAGGTGGAGCAGCCCAGCGAGGAAGAAACCATCCTTTGGGGACACAAGCCATTCGGAGTACTCGAGACCGGACGAAGGGCAGGAAAGATACCATACGGCTTCCGTAGCATCATCCGGCAGTGGATGAAAGACAAGGGACTGCACGGCAGACCTATCCCCTACAAAACCAAGCGGCAGCACAAGTATACACCACAAGAGCGTGGCGACATGAGCATGGCTGGAGCCATCGCCCACACCATCGCCAACAAGGGTTCTAAACTGCACCGGACTGGCGGCAGGGCTGACGTATACAGCAACGTTGTGCCCGACACAATGAAGCGGCTCGGGCAGAGGCTTATTTTCTTAATCCACCAGTCGGTGGGAAGTATCAAACTAAACAATGAGACGGTATGAGACAGACAACAACAAGCAATATCACGATTCAATACCCGGACGCTGTAGGATTCGCATTCTTGCCTTGCATCATCAAGGCGAGCGGCTCGGGTGTTGCGAGCATCGAGGCAACCATCAGCAGGGAGAACAAGACGTACACGTACAGCGTGGAAGCGTTTGCAGATAATTGCATCATGGACTACCGGGAATATGTGCAGGCACTCTTCGATGGCATCAGCTTCGGGAACATCGACTACAGCAGGGAGAGCCAGAAGAGCAACCTCGGGGCGGTGTTCGATGTTTCCGTGAAGGTCAAGAACAGCGAGGGGAGCGACCTTGCGACATTCAGCTACACGACCTTCTACGTGTGGGGAGCGATGAGGGCAGGAGAGACGTGGAACGCAAACAAGAAGCTAACATGGTTCACGAACTTTCCATTCTCCTTCGGGCTATACATCAACGAGGAAACCAGCCTTCTTGTGTATGCGGACGGAAGGGTGACGAATAAGCACCTAGACATCGCAGAGCAGGGTATTTTCGAGATTACCAGCAAGGTTCTTAAGGCAGGAGCGAAATCCTACTCTATCAAGGACTATGACGGAAAGATACAGCAGGCGACTTTCGACACGACCTTCGATTTCACGTTCTATCTAAAGACTAGCAGCAAGTATACTGAACTGGCAGCCATCAAGACCGACAACACGGAAAAGGGTATCTACCTGCGTTGGGTTGATCGTCACGGCTTTTATCGCTACTGGCTATTCACGCAAGGCGATGAGAGCAGGGCGATAAGCAGCGACACCAGCTTTGTACGCAACAACCTCGGAGAGTATGACGATACGATATTCGGCTACCTCGGAGCGAACGGCAGAAGGCAGGGATACGGCAGGGAGGACACCATACCACTTTGCGCACCATTGGTAGACCGAGATACTTTCGATTTCCTGCAAGACCTAGCCAGCAGCCCGGTCGTGGATATGTACCTCGGTGGCGACAAGTGGCAGGGTGTGACAATCAAGGCAGGAACCTACACCAAGACAACAGCAGAGTTGCAGGATTTCGTCTGCAACCTAGTTATTAACAATACACAGATTCAGCAGCTATGACAGACCAGCAACTATACATAGACGGTGTTCTTATGGATATGAGCGAGGATTCGGCAATCACGCTCGACATAAAGAGCAACCTTTTCCGTGACATCACGAAAATGACCGCCAACACGACATACACCATCAACCTGCCCAAGACAGCGCATAATATGGCTGTACTGGAGTTTGCAGGGAAACCGAGCACCAGCAGCAAATACCCCTTTATTTTCCACACAGCACGTTATTTCCGAAACGGCTTGGAGATTATCCACAGCGGAAGGGCGAGCGTTCTGAGCGTTAAGGAAACCATCGAAATTTCGATTTATTGGGGATTGTTCCAAGCATTGGCAACGCTGCAATCGTCCGACCTAAAGCTGAACGAGTTGAATTGCACGAAGTATCTGCGGTTCGCCAAGAACAACAGCTACGACACCTACGAGAAGGCAATAGCGGATGGAGTATTCTATGGAAGATACGAAACGGCAGTGGCTAAGACATCAAGCGATGAATGGTATGGATACGACCGCAGCGTGGGAAGGAACAGTGACACGACATACTCACTCGTTGAAGGTAAGATAAGAACTGGAACAGAAGTCGGAAAGTATGTATCGGGCGAGGTTTTGACCGATGAGACATACCAGTGTGCAATCATACCTTTCGAGGCTGGAATGAGAGCCACCATCAGAAATGTTTTAGGCAAGGGACAATTCCGGACATGGGCAATACTCGACACCAACAAGAACGTTATTAGCCTTGCCGATGATTCCGGGAAGACAGAAAAAGAGACTTATCCGGTACTACCAGCTCCAGATCCTATTCTCGGAATGTTTGTTGATGCCGGGGCATGTATCGCCAATCTCGAAACGAGCGTTGCCATGGAGACAATATCCATCAGGGTTCGGGCAGAGAAGGCTGGCTCTGTCGAATACGGAGCACTCGATACGAAGACCGGAGAGACAACACCATGGGGAACGTATGAGATAAATGCAGCCGGAGAAACAGAGTTCAACGTGGTAAAGAGTAAGCCTTCCGGTCTCCTCGTATACATCAAGCCTTCTGTAGATAAGATGGTAAGTATGGCGATAAGCACGGCTGTGGCGGCTTATTATCTCTCGGACGGTAAGTTATCCCAAGTGCAGGCAGGTGGAGCGTACAGCGTTAAATATACCAGCGAGAGCATGCCTATCGATGTAGACCTGCAAGCACCAGCAACAGCGGAATGGCTTATCATCAACGCAATCAAAGCATACAGCACCGGCACGACTATTCTTGTTAAGAGTAAAAGCGAGACGGAGAGCAATGCGAGAGAGAGCAGTGGTACGTTTGATAGAAGCGGCTCTTTTGGTGGAGGTGGCTCTTTTGGTAGTTCCTGGAGCAATGGAACAATCCAGCCAAGCGTCACGGCAAAGTATATCCTAGACCTAATTACGGCACAGACTGGTGTGGCATTCGGCTGGAGCAATCAAGCGAAAGAAATCATAAAGGGACTTGCTGTACCACTGATTACAAGGAAGGCAGATGCGCAGACGGTTGTAGGCAGCTTGGAGGGCACTTTTTTCCAAACAGATAGTCTCGGTATTCTCGACTTCCAACCAACGAGCCTATCGGAGGTATTCGATGGGCTGGAGATTGGGCACAGATACAGTCAGCTGAATGTTAAGATTGCCTGCAAGATGATTTTTGATGTTCAGATGAACTGGTCGTGGGACGCATCGAAGGTTACACCTAGTGGGCACAAATCATGGAGTTTTGGCGAGGGAAGTACTGAGAGGCAGGCATTCTACTCCTATCCACCGAATTACATCGAAATGAAGGTTAAGCACAAGAACGATGACGGAACTTGGACGGAAACTCCATATATTGCAGGGTTGCAGCAGGATGATTCGTTGAGAAAATATGTGACCGATTATGAATCGGATAAGGTAAACGGCAGATTTATACACCTTGTAGCAGGACGAGGGGAGATAGATTTGGAAGAGGGCGACATCGTAACCTTCGAAATGAAGCACCCGAAAAATCAGGCATTAATTGGATTGAAGTGTTACAACGGACGGTTGACTGCCAGCATCAAGCAGAGCGATGAAGTACCATACGGTGGTAATTTCCCTATCGGCAAGAACCTGCCAGACATCAAGGTAACTGACTTCTTGAAGTGTATCTGCATTCTGACATCAACGTTTCCAAGCCAGCGGTTTATTGGTGGAACACTTACTTTTGCCGACATCGTGAACCTTTGGGAAGCCAAGGCGCAAGCGGTGGACTGGACGAAGAAGCTCATCCCGAGCGAAGCCAGCAACCATCCAAGGCAGACCGATTTCAGCGTAGAGGACTACTGCCAGCACAATATCTACAAGTGGAAGGAAGACGACACCGTATACCAGCAGCACGATGCGGATATGACTATAGACAACAAGACGCTGGAGTATACGCAAGACGTTTGTACGCTTCCATTTGCAGCCACGGACGGAAACCGCATACCGATATACGAGTGGGAAAGCAAGCAATCCACGTTTGGCAGCACCACGATAACAGTACAGACAGCCACCAAGTACAAGGCATGTAAAGACCGAATAGTGAACCTGACGAAGAACGATTCCGGCTATGCGGAATTGGCTTTCAACATCGACCTTCAGGACATCTTCGACAACAAACTGGAAAAGTTGAGAAAGACGGTGGCGAACCCACACCAGATAACGGAGCGTTTCAACCTTTCCGATTTGGAGATACTGAACTTTGACGAAACGAAGCCAGTGTACCTTGCCCAGTATGGAGCGTATTTTGCGGTTTTAGAAATCAAGACCACAAGCAGTGGATATTGCGAGGTTACAATGATAGAGTTGAACAACTAAAAGACAAAAACTATGGTAAGTGAAGATAAACAGCAGATTCTTGACATCAAGGTCAAGTACGAGGATGCAATCTATGGCATCATCAGATACAAGGAAAAGATAGACCAGCTAAAGGCAAGTATCAAGGACTTGCAGCAGCAGGAAAAAGACAAGACCATCACGACAAACGAAATGAAGGTGCAGACGGAAGCCATCAACGCAACCATCAAGGAGTACCAGTACAACGTGCGCACCTTGCGGAAGGAGATCCAGAACAACGTGCGCACAGAGAACGAGCAGGAAGGCAGCTTGAAACAGCTGCGTGCCCAGCTTTCAAATGCCACCAAGGCTTACGATGAGATGAGCCGTGCCGAGCGTGAGAGTTCCAAGGGTCAGGAGATGCAGGAGCATATTCAAGACTTGATAGAGGAACTGAAAGAGGCTGAGGAGGCTACAGGAAGATTTCAGCGCAGTGTCGGAAGCTATTACGATTCAATGATTAAGGCGGCTGACGACCTACAGAATACCGAGTTTTTCGGTTTTGATGTTGTTGATGATACCGGAATCGGAAAGGTTATGGAAATGGGAAAGTCTGTGGAAGACCTAAGGATGAAGTTTGGTGCGTTGAAAAAAACGGCTCTATCCTTATTGACCAACCCTTATTTCCTAGCCATGGCAGGTGTGGCAGGTGTCGGGATGGCATTCAAGTGGTGGTATGACTACAACAAGGGATTGATGGAAGCCACACGACTGACGCAGCAGTTCACCGGATTGACTGGAGACGAGATGAAATCCGTGCGCAACGAGGTTCTTGCGGTATCCAATACATTCGGTTTGGAATTCACGGAGACGATGCAGTCTGCTAATACGATGAGCAAGGCTTTCGGCATTTCCGTTTCTGAGAGTTTGAAGATTATGCAGGACGGACTGGTGAGCGGTGCAAACGCCAACGGAGAATTCCTCGACACGATTAAGGAATACCCGAGATACTTCAAGGAAGCCGGACTGAGTGCTGAGGAAATGGTGGCAATCTCAACGCAAGCGACCAAGGAAGGTATCTTCAGCGACAAGGGTGTTGACACTATCAAGGAAGGAAATCTACGACTTCGAGAAATGACAACCGCTACGGCTGCTGCACTTGACGGAATAGGTATTTCTTCCAAGCAAGTTCAAAAGGACTTGCAGGACGGAAGCAAGACCACATTCCAGGTTATGCAAGAGGTGGCTAATAAGTTGAAGGAACTCCCTCAGTCAAGTGCTGCTGTAGGTAGCGCAATTGCCAACATCTTCGGTGGTCCTGGAGAGGATGCCGGACTTGCGTATATTGAAATGCTCGGTGATATCGAACTCGATATGGACAAAGTAAAGGCAAAGTCCGGGGATATAGCCAAGGCACAAGAAGACGAATTGAACGCAACCAAGGAATTGCAGGACGCAATGGCTTCTTTGTTTGATTACACCGGGGGTGGATTCGAGAAGATGAAGGCTCAGCTGAGCACGATTGCGAAGAAATCACTTACAGCAGTTATCAAGGGAGTGGTGAAGGCGATAAACTACTTCATCGACTGGTACAACGAGAGCCTTCTTTTGCGTGGAGTTATTCAGACACTTGGAGCTGCTTTTCGTGGAGTTTGGTCTGTAGTTAGAGGCGTGAAAAACCTTATCATCGATGCAATGAAACAAGTCGGCAGAAGCCTAAAGGGTGCGCTCGATATATTGGAGGGTATCGTAACGTTCGACCTTTCCAAGGCACAGCTGGGATTCAAGGAGATATTTGACCTTTCCAAGTTTATCAAGGAAGGATGGAATGATATTAAGCAGACAGGCACAGACTTTGGAAACGCATTCGCTGACGGATACGAGAACGCAGTGAACGGAAGACTGAACCATCTGAAACTTGCGAACCTAGACGGTGGAGCGACCAGCAGCGAGCCAGCAAACGGAAACAAGGGAACGACACCAGCAGCCAAGGGCAGCGCCACCAAGACCAAGGCACAGAGAGCCAAGGAGGAAGCGGAAGCCAAGGCAGAGGCAGAGCGCAGAAAGAAGCAGGAAAAGGAATTGCAGGCACAGATTGCACTTATCCAGTACAAGTACAACGAGCAAGTAATGGACGCTAAGAAGCGTTACCTCGCAGGTATGTACGACAACGAGCGAGACTACAGCAACGACCTGGAGCAGCTGGAGAAGGATATGGTGGCAAGGAGCATTGACGCATACGTGGCGGCTGGAGAGATAGGAGCGGAAAAGGCGCAGGAAATGCAGGCTAAGCTGCTCGACATTATGATTAAGGCAAAGGCAGACATCAAGAACCAAGCAAAGGAGATTGTGGACGAACTCAAAAAGGAGTTCGAGGAAGCAGAGAAGAAGCGCAGGGAAGCTGACATTATGCACGGTGGCACTGGCGAGGAAAAAAACGATGCAGCCAAGCTGGAGAGATACAAGGCTTTCCTGGAGCAGAAGCTAGCAATGACCCAAGAGAATGTTGAAGCGCAGAAGCTGCTACAGCAGGAACTGCACGATACAACTATTGAGTTGCAAGCCGAAGCAAACAAAAAACAGCAACAGATACTGCAAGAACAAAATCAGAAGATTGCAGACTACATCGCTATAATCGGTGATGGGTTGACTTCGTTTTTCGAGAGCCAGGATCTGACTTTTCATAATTTCCTCAAAACTATGCTGACAACCTATCTAGATGCGATAGAGAAGCAGATAACTACGTCTTATGCAGCTATTCTTGCAGATAGTATTCTTCATGGCGGATGGGCAGGAGTTGCAAGTGCAGCAGCCAAGCTTGCTTTAATCAAGGCAGCGTTTGCAGCAGCCAAGGCTGCAGTCAAGGGCTTTTCCACTGGTGGCTACGTCCAAGGCTCGGGCACTGGAACGAGCGACAGCATCCCGGCAAGGCTATCCAATGGCGAGAGCGTAATGACCGCCAAGGCGACATCGATGTTCAGCCCGATATTATCCGCATTCAACCAGCTTGGAGGTGGCGTGCCTATCGTAGTAAACAACGGAGGAAGCAACATCGGTATGGATATGCTGGCGGCAGCGGTCGCTAGAGGGTATCAGATGGCTCCCCAGCCAGTAGTGAGCGTTGAAGAGATAAACCGCACCCAGCGGAGAGTGCAGACGATAGAGAATATCGGCAGGATTTAAAGTGTAGTTATTTATTCAAGATTTGCGTTCTGAGCGGTTTTCGCTTAAAGGTGGTAAGGTTACACACCAAAGGCAATAAAAGCCGCTTAGAACGCAAAATTTCGGCTTGTTTAGAAAAATTAACTGCTTACGAGATAAACATATTGAAAAATATCGTATCTTTGCAGCGTTTTAAAACTTAAAAAATCACGATTCAATGGCAAAACTCAGAATATACAACGACATCGACAGCCAAGACAACAAGTTTTGGTATCAATGGTGGGGAGGCGATTGCGTATGTTTCCAGGATATAGATGCTTTCGCAGCAAGCATACCGAAAGACGATGATTCAATCGATATGCGCATCTTCTGCAATGGCGGCTCGGTGGTTGAAGGCTGGGCAATCTACGACAGACTGCGACAGAGCGGCAAGAAGATTTCCTGCACCGTGGAGGGCAAGGCAGCATCCATGGCAACAATCATCATGCTCGCAGCACCAAAGGAGAGCCGCAAGGCATACGAGAACGCTGCCTTCCTGCTGCACAATCCGTGGGTTCCTGGCTGGGGGTTGGGCGACCAGCTGAACGCAAAGGACTTGAAGAACCTGGGCGAGGAAATGCAGATGTGGCAGGATAAGATGGTGGACGCATACGTAGAGCGGTGCGAGTGCGATAGGGAAGAGATACAAGCCCTTATGGATAAGGACATCTTCATCAACACCAGCGAAGCTTTGCGCCTAGGTCTTATCAGCAGCACCATTGTACCACTCAGCGCAAGCGCATCGAAACGCAACATAGAAAATTTTATTAATTCAAAACAACAAAATCCAATGGAGAAGAAAACAGAAGTAAAGGCTTCTCTCCTCGACCAGATTCTCGCCAAGTTGGGCGTGAAGACACTGGAGGAAGCAGAGCAGGCGGTGGCAGAGCCACAAGCCAAGGCAGAGCCACAAGCGATGGAACTCAACACAGCAGACGGACAGACACTGACCGTTGAGCGTGAAGAGGGAGATCCACAAGTTGGCGACAAGGCAAGTCCGGACGGAACGTTTGAAATGCCGGACGGTAAGACAATTGTTGTCGAAGACGGTGTAATTACCGACATTCAGACCGCAGGCAATGAAGGCGGTGAAGGCAATGAAGGCAATGAAGGCGGTGAGGGCGGCAGCGCATCAAGCACCGACAATGAAACCGTAGCCAAGTTGAAGCAGCAGGTAGCAGCACTCAAACAGCAGTTGAACGACACCAAGGCACAGCTGGCAGGCGCACAGAAACTCGCAAAGAGCAAGGAAGACATGCGCATCCTGAATGCTGTGAAGATGGCAGGCGGTGCTGAGAAGGTTTTAGCAGGCTTCAGCAGCCACTACCAGCCAGCACAGCGACAGCCAAGCGGCAAGGGCGCAGGCGACAACGTGAACCCAGTCGAGGAAGGTAAGAACGCCATCAAGGAGAGACTTGCCAAGCTCCACAAAAAGGGCAAGAAGTAACCAAGTATTAACCCATTAAATCAAAAGAATAATGGCAGGATTTACAAAAAAGCAACTCGAGAACCTTAAACTCGAGCCGGAAAACCTCGCAAGCATCAAGGATGCCGTGCAGGAAACCTTCTACCAAGATGAGGATTTTTCTTCATTCGTGAACATCCAGAAGGTCAAAGAGAAAGACCCTATCGCACTTATCGGTGAGATGGAAATGGTCGGTAAGGCAGGTGGAGGTTGCGACCCTACCTACGAAGAGAAGGGTATCGCAAACTCTCAGAAGCGTTGGGAACTCGGACAGTGGGAGATTCCTATCAAGATTTGCTACGAAGCATTGAAGGGTTCAATCGCAGAATACAGCCTTAAGACTGGAACAGCCATTGGCGACCTTACCAGCACCGACTTCATGACCATCTACACCGATGCACTCCAGCGAGCAATGCAGCAGATGATTTGGCGTTTCGGATGGTTTGGCGACAAGGCGGCAGCATTGGCAGGTGTAGGTGGCGGCAAGCTGACAGCAGGGTCGGACGTTAGTATGTTCAACGTATGTGACGGTCTGTTCAAGCGCATCTTTACAGCCACAGCGACAAAGAACCATACCACCATCGCAGCCAACAGTGAGGCTACGGCAGCAGCGCAGGTTTCAGCATTGCGCAAGAAGGGTGCAGCTACAGCAGTCGTAGACGCTATCTTGATGGACGTAGACACACGTATCATTGACGATAGCGATGCAGTGTTGCTCATGACACGCTCGCTTGCTGACGCATTGACCTACGACATCAAGCAGACCTACCACGATATTATGCCGTGGGAGAAGGTGTTCGATGGCTTCGATGTAGCGACCTACAACGGAGTGAAGATTGCTCGTGTCGGCATCTGGGATAGAATGATTAACGCATACGAGAAGGGCGAGACGACAGTCAACCTTCCACACCGTGCGGTATTCTGCAACCCGAAGCACCTTATGGTTGGCACTGATGCCGATTCACTCATCAGCGACCTCGACATCTGGTTCGACCAGAAGGAGCGCAGAAACTATCTCTATGCTACCGGTAAGATTGGAACGGCTCTCCTCGAAGAGGGCATGATCCATGCAGCTTACTAATCGCTCCAAATTTTCAGTTTAGTATTAAGTTATTTTAACAATCCTCAACACCCACAAAACGGTGTTGGGGATATAACAATTTAAAACGAATTAATATGACAACAACTTGCGAGAGCCTTATCGCCCAGGACATCATCATCCCTTGCGAAGACCAAGTAACAAAGGGACTGGAGGGCGATGGACTTATCATCAACCGAGACGACATCGACTTCACCAAGTCCGTTGTAGCGGGCAATATAATTAAAACATTAGTTTTGAAGACTGGCAAGAAAGCATACGCTATCCGGCAGGAAGGCAGCAAGCCATTCACTGGAACCAAGACCGAGCTGACCGTTGGCACGTATCGCAACAGCTGGAAGAATACCGTAGCAGTCGTGGTATTGGCAAACACACCTGACGTTTGCGCAAATATCATTGACGGACTGGCGAACGGAAAGTTCGTTATCATCCTGCGCAACCTCTCTAAGGGAGCGGACGGAAATGCAGAGTATCAGGTGTTCGGATATGCGCAGGCACTGAAGGCAAGCGCAGGCGAGAACGACAAGTACTCAGACGACACCGAGGGTGGCTGGCTTATCACGCTGGAAGAGGAGAGCGTACCGAAGGCAGCTTATTTCTTCTTCGACACAGACAGCGAGACCACAGCAGCCAAGTATAAGAGCCTTCTGACGGAAGCAGCAGCGTAGCCTATGACATACAAGGAAGCAACAGCCAAGGTCGGGGAGTTGAAGGCACGTTTCGACAGTCCCTTTGATGCAACCGACAAGGCAGTTATAGAAACTCTATATTTCGAGGTAACACGGAAGCGGTTTGTTCCGACAACCTGCCAGCAGTGTTACCACGATGCTCTGATAGAAATATATCTAAAACTCAAAAAAGAAAAGGCAATGCCAAAAACATGTAATTACGCAATGAAGGCAGGTTTCATCATTTCCTGCCCGGATTTCTACCATGGTAAGATTTTCACTAACGAGAACCTGACCGACAAGGTAGCGCATGAATATCTGACGAAGTACCCACACATGGAAAGCTACTTTCAGAAGATACCCAGCGATGAACTCATCGAGAACAAGCAGCCGCCAGCAGGCAGCGACAGCGGTGCAGATGATACCACCGGGAAAGATCCTGCCGAAAAAGCAGCAGGCAGCGACAAGAAAAAAGACCTCGACCAAGCCGAGAAAGCAGGCAAGGAAGAAGAGTAAAACAACAAGTAAAACGACACAAGCAGTATGAACGTTAAGACAGTTAAGAAGCCAAAGCGAAGGGTTGATATTGGCTACGTCAGCCGATTCAAGATGCAGGCATACGGATATGATAATCTTTATCCGCAGAACCTCGCACGCATCACGGAAGCCAGCGGTACGGCAATGCTTTGCCTTAACCGATATGCCCGATTCATTGAGGGCTACGGCTTTGATAGCGACATTCTAGCATCGTTGGCGATGAACCAGCAGGGGGACACGGCAGACGATTTGCTCCGGAACGTAGCGCAAGACCTCGCACGCTTTGGAGGCTTTGCCCTTCATGTTAACTACAACGTTCTAGGGCAGGTGTCGAGCGTGAGCCACGTACCCTTTGAGAATTGCCGCCTTGAAGAGACGGACGACAAAGGGAACGTGGCGCACGTCTTGCTGCATCCAGACTGGGAGCAGAAGAAAACGAGGAACGGAAAGCGGTTGATGGTGAACGAGAAGACTATCGAGCGCATCAACGTCTTCAACCCTGACCCCGACATCGTTCTTGAACAGATTGAGAACGCAGGAGACATCGACAGCTACAAGGGGCAGATTCTGTGGCAGAGCCTAGACGGACAGTTCATTTATCCTACAGCCAGCTACGATTCAGCCATCACTGAGATTTCGACCGATGAGGGGCTTGGGAACGTCAAGATGAGAAACGTCCGCAACAACTTCCTCGTATCGTGTATGCTCGTAACCAAGAAGGGCGTGCCGAAGTTCAACGAGGAAGGCGAAGAGGTGGAGAGCGGACAGATGATTTCAGACGAAGACCTTTTGCAGTTCCAAGGGGACGAGAACACAGCGAAGATTCTCGCTGTCGAGGTTGAGAACGAGGAAGACGAACCGAAGGTTGTGGCTTTCCCTACGAAGAACTTCGACAAGGAGTTTTCCGTAACTGACAGCAGCGTTATCGAGCGCATCTACGCACAGTTCCATCAAGAACTCTTCTACTCTATCCGTATTGGCAAGCTTGGATTCAGCGGACAAGTGATGCAGGACGCCTACGAGTACTATGCTGGAGAGGTAACGACAGAGCAGCGATTCATCGAGCGATCCTTCAAGAAGATTTTCAACAGCTGGCACGACCCAGCCATTCAGAACCTAGACCCAAAGCTACAGCCGTTGAAGTATATCAGCAGCGAGGTTGCAGGGAACAACACGATAGATTAATTGATTGAGCCTATGGGAGAGCAAAGAAAACAACTTATCACGGTTGATCAGTTCCGAAAACTGGCACGACCGACCAGCACACACCTAGATGAGGATGAAGTGAACGCATACATTCGAGAATGCGAAGATGCGAACATCATACCAGCCATCGGGTGGAAGCGGTTCAAGGCAGCGACCGAGCAGGGAGAGTGGGACGATTCAGTCTTGCCCGATTTCCAGCCTGCGGTCTTCCTGGACGGTGGCGAATATACCACCAAGAAGGAGGGCGATTGCAGCCAAGAAGAAACCAAGGTGCAGAAGTACACCAGCGGAATACGCAAAGCACTCGCTTATTTCACGTATGCGAGACTTTTTCGTGCTGATGGAACAATTATAAGCCGAGCAGGTGGAATGCGCCACAGAGACGATTATTCAGACCATGTTCAAGACGTTTCGAGCAACAAGCAGTACAACGACATCATGGATATGGCAGAAAGATATTTATCAGATGCACTCGAATACCTCAAGATATTCTCCCAGAAAGGGGAAGTGAAGCCACAGCGAGGAACGAGAGCACACATTCACGCAATAGGAGATTAATATATGGCAACAATAGACGAAATTAAACAGCAGGCGGCAGCGGTCAAGAACGCTACGCATGTGGGCGAGAACACAGCCGAGAGGGTAGGCGGAGTACTCGTAGATTTAGCAAATAAATCTAAAGAGCTGGAAGACAATATTAAAGCCAAGGCAGAGAAGTCAGAGGTAGCTACAGAACTTGATAAGAAGTTCGACAAGGAGAGTGTTGTCCAGGAATCAGGCAAGGCTGAGGATAAGGTTATGTCTCAGAAGTCGGTGAGTGATAAACTCAGCGACTTATCTAGCAGCTACACCGAGTATAAACTGAAAGATTACATACATAATCCAATTATCTTCCATCCAACCAAGTCTGCTTGTTTCTTTGGAGATAGTATAACATATGGGTATGATGCTGATGCAGAGAACAAGAGAAATGAAAATAACTATGTTTCTATTTTTGAAAAGTTAACAGGAATAGAGTGTACTAATTACGGAGAGAATGGCATTTCGTTTACACGTATATCGTATAATGTACGTAAAACAAATCTTCAAGGTTTTAACTACTGTTTCATTGCGGGAGGTAGGAACGATGCAGCAAATGGACTCTCTTATCAAGAGGTAAGAGAAACTATCAACACCCTTTGTATGTATCTCCAAGAAAATTACCCTTCATTGGTAGTTACATTCATTACCCCAATCAATGAGGCTCTGCAACAACATGATTCGCAACTTATTGATATAAGACGAGCCATAACTGAGATTGCGGAAAAATACTCATACAATGTGATACAAGGTGACAGTATGCCATTTTCCAATGGAAACTCTGACATCCTAACACAAGAAGTTTTTTGCTCAGACAAAATTCACCCAAACACGTTAGGCTACAAAATCTACGGAGAAACACTTTATGCAAAATTTCTTCCTTTTAACAAGCCTGAGCGTTATTTGGATATACCATTTACACAAGGTTCATACTTTGACATAGATGGAGTTCTACAAAATGCAGAATGGGCGTACAATACAGAATTTGATGTAACAGCTAAACAAGGACAACGTATTATAGTACAATTGTTATGCAAGAAAAACAGTTTAGCCAGATGTGGATTCAAAAATTCCGATGGAGTTGTGTTGAAGACTTTCCATACTGCGGAAAGCAACAAAGATGTCTTTGCTATAACCTCAGAGTTTATACCTTATGATGCCAAAACGTGCTTCTTGTCAACACAAGGTAATATTGGCAGTGACTTTGGAGTAATTGGATATTCTAAGGATAGGGATAATTGCGTGCTATTCAGAATGCAAGGATGGTATTCGCTAAGCAAGCAAGCTGATAATAATATAGTATTTCAATTCAACAACATAGTTTGCTCCGTCAATGGCGGAGATAATTGCAGTGTTCTTTCAGATGGAAAATGCCAGATTCAAAATGACTCAGTTCTTGGAATAGACATAAGTGATTTCCAGTATAATGTAAAACGAAATTTTTACTTAGAATCCATTACGCTAAAAGAATACAAGGACAGAAAAGAAACATTCTTTCCTTTGATATATTACATTGCGGAAGCATATGGATTTAGCAACTATGTAATAGACAATAGAAGTCGTTTTAATGATGTAGCGTTTACGCAAGGATTCCGCTATGATGAGACGGGAGAATTAGTTAAGGAAGATTGGGCTTCTTGTGCCTCTTTTGATGTTTCAGACAAGCATGGTTTATACTTGATATGTAAGATATGCGCTGTTCAAGACCTTGCTTTCTGTGGGTTTAAGGACTCCGAAGGTAATGTTCTTAGCTTTTTCAACTCATTCAATAGAAGTGTTTATGCAAGAGAAGCATTTTTGACTATTGAGAAGATTCCAGAAACAGCAAAAACTTGTTTTTTATCTTCTCAAACCAATGTATTCGAGAATAATCGTCCAGAAGTTGTTGGATATATGTCTAATCTTGCTTTCATGGGAGAACTAGAAAATGACATTAATTCAGTGAGACATAAAAAAGTAATTTGTGATACGGATTTCTGCGGTGATGTAGATGATGCTGTAGCCATTAGAATACTTTGCCATTATGAAAGTGTTGGGGCATTTGACATATTAGGTGTCAATATGTCCGAGAAATCAGAATACAGTTCTGCTGCGATGAGTGCATTGTTGTGTGAAAGCGGTAGATGGAATGTGCCTATAGCCATAAACAAAAATGCTACTTTGCAAAATTCATCATACACTAAGGCTTGTGAGAAATATCCAAGAAATGTTTTCTCAAATGAAGGTGTTGAGGATTCTTTGGACTTTTATCTAAGAGCGTTAAGAACACTCCCTGCTGGTGAAAAATGTGATATAATATGCTTAGGACACCTTACTTGTTTGGCTGATGTTTTGAGAACAAACAAGGATTTGTTTAACAGTAAAGTGGATAAAATATACTTCATGGGTGGAAATTTCAGTGGATATTCAAAGGAATACAATATATCTGGAGTAACTGGTGCTGGTCCTGCGGATGCGACTGTTATAACCGATTCCAATTTTGTGTTGAATAATTCTACTTGTGACATTATTTTCTGTCCTTTCGTCTATGGTGGAAGTATCGTTGCTGGTAAAATTTTGAAGGATAAAGGATATACGGAAGATATTCTGTATAAAATGCTAGAAGCTTATAAGGCCACCGATGGCAGACCAGTTTGGGACCCAATAACTGTTTTACTAGCAGCACAAGATAGTATAGAGGATTTGCCTGGCACTTCCGTCCATCGAGGTACAGTAAAGCTAGCTGGAAATGGATATACTACATTTACCAAGAATAAAGAAGGGAAACATCTTCTTGTTTTCCCAACAAATAAACGTGCATTGATAAAATCACTTCGCCTAACACTAGAAAATAATATTCTTTTGGAGAATCTTGGAAATAAATCCCCTAGAAATCGCCAATTGAAACAAATATATACTGGGGCGACAGAAATTGAGTTAATTATCACGCAACAAAAGTACATGGATTCCAATGGTAATCTTCAAGACCTTACTGCTTGTCATTATGGGGAAGCAGACATAAGTGAACACGTAGGAAAGAAAATTTACATAGAAGCATCTTCACATGGTTCTACGTATTGTGGTTTCAAGGATGCTTCAGGAACATTGATTTCCTCTTTCCAAACTGACCCTAAATTAGAAGGTTTTGAAGCTGTATATACAACAGTAGTACCTACAAATGCACAAAAAATTTGTATAACAACGCAATATAGCATCATTCCTATAGCTAGATGTTACGTTTATAATTTTTGAACTCTAAGTCGCTGA